GTTTAGCTCATCAACTTCTACTGATAACATATCGAAATCCCACGTTGCAAGATTAGACATATTGTTAACTGTAATTCTGAAAGCCTTTATCTGATGATCGGTCATGTCATCAGCCAACATTACTGGGACTGTTTTTAATCCTAGCTTTTTAGCCGCCTTAAATCTCAAATGACCATCAACAATTAAACCATCGCTTTTCGCTATGATTGGAACCCTAAATCCAAATTCTTTTATTGCTGCGGCTATCTTGTCAACAGCGTGATCGTTTTTTCGTGGGTTTCTTGCGTATTGAATAAATTTATCTAGAGGCCAGTTTTCTATTTTTTGCATATAATTCTTTTAATACATATTTCGTAGTTTGCTGTCTTGTTCTCAAAACATTGTTCCAAAATAAGAAATTTATATCAACTGGAATAAACTCTGTATTCTGCCCCCGTGATAATTCTGGTAACAGGGGTAAAAAGGAATGTCGATTTGTCCCTCTGGTAGTAGATGACCCCGCCCCCTATCTCGCAGGAAGTCCCGATTGGGGACTTGTCAGGGGCGAGGAACCTTTGAAGAAACCCAAGTGCCGATCCTCCTTGTTTCTGCGACTCAAGGGGAGAAGGCGGTCGAGGGTATAAAAGAAACCCCCAGAGGGGATTCCCAACTCCTTCCACGCTTGGTGGATGAGATAATGAAAATATATTGTTGACACTTTGATGCGTCAATAGCATATTCACCGCATCTGAATGATTGCGCCATTCTGATCCCATAATTTTCCCCAAAGAAACAAAGGGCCGTCGAGTGGCGCATCACTTGGCGGCCCTTGCCCGTTATAGCAAGTGAGGCTAGTCGTGAATGCGTACCACGAAAGCCAACAACAACGGCTTTGGAGAATCAAAACTCCTTACCCGATGAGAGAGAAGGGAAACACCCTGCATCCATTTCGGGGTGCAGTAGTTTCTTTTCTTTTCTGACAGGCTTTCCTACTTGAGTGGTGGGGGGATCAGGGGGGAATTTGCTTTACTCTTTTGTATTTCTTTACTGCTGGTGCGGCTGGTAAAGAATACATCCATGTACTTCAATTGAAATTATACCCAATAAGGTATATACAGGTGTATAATTAGGTATAAACACCCTATCGGGTGTAAATCAGCAACCGCATCCAAACGGCGATCTTCCAGCGTACTTGTATGGAAATCCATGACCTATTGCATCTGGCAATCCGGCAAGGTAAGTATCAACATCGTATATCCAGTTTCCAACATCGATTCCATTATCCTGCCTATAGGCCGCAACAGCGCGATACAAGTCCTCAAGGTCAACGCCAGTTATCCTGACGTTTCCCTCACAGTAATTCCACCCGCTGACAGGTATGTTCGTGCCATTAAGGTTCTGCGCCCACAAAAACGAGTCCACATCGGTCTGGACATATCCGGCAGGGATTAGCAGGGCATTGACACGAAACTCAGCTACAGCGGCGTATAGATCCTCCCTAGTGCCAGCGCAGATGCGGTATGCGTTTCTTGACATTCCTTCAATGTATGGAGATGGCTGCATATAGAACCAAGGGCAGATCGGTTGATCGTCTGGAGGGTTGGTAGGTGGAACATAGGGAGGCGATGGCGGAGCCGGAGGAGGCACAGGAGGCTGACATCCGTATGCCGGACGCTTCTTGTTCTGGAATATATCCATGATCTCTTGATCGCTCAATGCACGCTGAAAAATTCCAACCTCATCGATTGACCCAGAGAATGCCGTCTCAAATGTGTCAGACTTACCAATGGAAAGCGTCTTGCGACCAGAATCCGAAATTGCAGTAGATATGTCTTGTATGGCTCTCTGACCATCAACATAAAACCTTACTTTCCTATCCTCATAAGCATCACAAACACCGCATACAAAATGCCAGTCAGTTGGATTTGATATATTGGATATGGATAATCCAGCTCCATTTTCAACCCCTAATGCAAATTCTCCTGATCCATAGACAAACAAGTAATTCCATCCAATGTTTGCTTCCCTAGTAAGAATGACTGATCCAACATCTGTTGACATCTTCATCCAGAAATAAATCGTAAACTGCTTTAGGGTTGGAAAGTTGTTGAAAATCAGCCCTTGATATGGAGGGTTTGCTGGATTGGAAAAGACCGCTGCGTTGTTTATTATGCCTTCGCCTGATGCAATAGGCCCATTAAACTCGGTAAGATTAAAAACTCCAGTAATGTCATTCCTACTGCCGGATGTCTCGTCCATCGTGTAGTAGGCATAGATCCCATTCGTGCAGTCAGTATAAACAGCCACATTCTTACTAACAGATGGTTGAGTGTAATTCGTATCTGTTATTGTTGCCGTAACAACATAGTTTCCAATCTGGTGGATTGGTGTTGTGCTGCTGTTGTATCTCAATTGATACGATACTCCTGCCGGAATTGTTGTTACAATAGGAGTTACTTGCTTGTTGTTGAAGTAATACCTGTCAGGGATGTCTATGCTGATAGATGCTTCTGCTTGTACTATAGAAGCATCACAAGAAGATTTAATCGTTGGGTAAAGATTAAGTGTGGCTACAACATGATACTTACCAACATTAGTAGGAGGAGTTGTGCTACCATTGTATGTTACTAAATAATCTAAACCATCAGGATTAGTAGTTACTGAAATAGCAAGAGGGTTCCCTGTCCATGTCTGAATACTATTTGCAGTTACTAAAATTGACCACGATAATGGCGATGAATTAAGAGGAATATCTGATGTTAAAGTTGCAGTAATACCACCATTATTTCCTCCATTGCTTGCTGCATAAACATTAAAAGTTTCACCAGTACCAAGTGATGTTGAATATGAAAAGTTATGCGACCCATTACGCCTTCCAACTGGGTTGTCATACTCTGGTGGAACAAAAAATGGAAATTCATCTGCTTGGTATGCTGTAGATCCATCAAATGAAACATCATCATCTACAATCCCAGAAATATTTATATTTGCACTTACTGCTGTGTAGTTTGTAAATGAACTAATCAAACTGAATGGGCCATATGCACCTGCATATGAAGCTGAAATTGGATAAGAGAAGGCCATTTGCTAATACATAAACCTTATTAGCTATCAAATGTCAATTTGATTGGCTACGGAGGTAGGGATCGAACCTACAACCAGCAGATCCAAATTCTGCTGCGCTACCAATTGCGCCACTCCGTAATGTAAAGAACGATGGGCATCATCCTTTTCCCCACCTTTCGGTTGAACTTCAGATGCCTAGCTTTCAGAAAAGTCCATAAACTCCATCTTGTCAACGAGGCTCTGGATCTCCCTACGATTATGCGTAGGTTCCGGCTTGACTTCATTCATCGTCGCAATAGCACCACCGCGCTGCCGCATCAGGTAGACTAGCATGGACAGGGAATCCAGCTCATCCGGCGACTTGCTCCTAGTACGCTTGCAGTACTCACCCTTGCTCTCCACACGCACCATGCCCTTGCCCTTCTGCTTGTAGCGACGAGCGGTAGCCTGCCGTACCAGCTCCTCGTTCCTGAACGATGGCGAGATCTTCAGGTACTCAAACTCAAGATACTTTGCCAGACCAAAGATCAGCTCGGTAACTACGCCATTATACAGCTCGTTGGCACGCTGTGAATCGTCACCAAGGATGTGCGTCTCACTTGCAGCCCATGAGTAGTTCACTCCCATGACCTCACGACCAAACAACGAACACAAGCTATCGTGGATACCCGCGCCGTTTCCTGTACGATCCACGCATAGCCAGTTGGCTCCAATCTTCATGACCTTGGCAAAGTTGATAATTGCCTGCGTTTGCTCCAGCGTTGCCTTCTTAGGGAATGGAATCTGGGAGTCGAGCTGTAGCACGACTCTGGGAGCCTTGAAGCTGATGAACTGACCGCTTTGCGGTGTCCACCCATCACACAGGCCAAAACGCCCGTAGGAACACATGACCTGATCGTTACCCTCCAGAGCCAAGTCAAACGCTGCCAGCGGCACTACAGGCCCGATAAAACGCACCGTCCCTATGGCGTTGTCCATCATCGCCGGAGTGATAATCCCCATCGCCTGCCCCTCCTCTGGGAACCACCCACGAGCCATGGTCATCGCCTCCGCTGTCCGGCCTCTTCCCATGTAACCCATGAATCCCTGATAGGTCTGCAATCCGGCGTACACGATACGTTTTTCAATCACGTTCTCGCATCTTGCCGCATCTAGCCGCAAAACGTGATAGCCTTCCCGCGACTCCCACTCAAAGTCATCCTCGCAGTCAATCGATCCCCAGCCGTCAACAGGCTCACACCTCTGACCAAATGCGCTAGTCCTGTCCTTAGGGTTACTAGCTCCAAAGATCTTAATGTGTCCTGCATATTGCTTGCTATCGGAAGTAGACAAGATGTTGTTGATGCCCTCCCAGACTCCAGACGGGATCTCTTCGGCTTCGTCCAGTACGACATGGGTACGCGATAGCCTTCCCCACAAATGATGCTCCTGACCATATCGAGGTGTCGGGTGATAGCCTCGGAGTGTACCATGTCCAGATTCTCCCTTTGGTATAGCCACAAGCTGGATTCCGTTCTTGCTGTCGCTATTCACCTGAATGCTAGTCGCTTTGTCTGTCTGATCTGTCAGCGGACGCACCAGAGCCGTACGATGGAATGTCTTAATGTTGGCGAAGATATTCCTCTCAGCGTGTTCACGGGTGAGCGATATGACTTTGATGCTGGTGTACGCCGGATCTCTCCACCAATCCAAGTAGAACCATGCACCGCCAGAAAACGATTTGCCGCAGGCTCCAGCTCCCATAACCATTAGCTGGTCATGCTCAAATAAGCATCTCCATGTGTCTCTTCCAAACCTCGGCCTCCAGTCGTAGACCGCACTACCCCAGAGGACGGTGGCTCCGGCCTCAAACTGATTATTGTCTAGCAGGTGTTGGACATACTGCCGGACGATTGATTCAGCTATCGGTACATTCAGCTCAGAGATCTGGATCTGATTGTTGATCGTGATTGTCTTGAGAATGTACTCGGCAGCGTACAGGATGCCCTTCTCCTCATCGCGATCTGCCGCCTCTCGGATGTTTAAGGCGTGCTGATGGAAAATCTTCTGACTTAATGGTGGCGTGATTCGATAGCCGGATTCATTCATAGCTGGTAATCGTTAACTAATCTGATAATCAATTGCAACCATGTATAACCAATACGATCAGCTCCAAAGTCATACCTACGTTGAGGCTACCAAGCTCGCAGCCGCCGGAGAGGAGTTCTCTCACCTTATTAAGTTAATGACTCCAGACTATGCGATGCGATTAAAGATCTTTGTACAAAGCCTGCCGGAGTCAATTCAGGCGAAGACGATCTATGGTAGGGCGCACGCAAGGGCGCAGGCCAAGCC